TGCTTTACTTCTGATGATCTCGGTTACAGAAGGTTACGGAACGTAAAGATTTGTCTTTGTTTCCTGACTTATTTATCATAGCACTGGGTGCCGGTGGTGTCAAGGCATAAAAAAGTCCCCTTTCGGGGACCGTAAATCATTCTGCTACTTCTGGTAGTGGGATTTCTTCTGGTTCTGGTTCTGGAAGAGATACACCTGTTTGTGTAAGATACTCAATCGCACCTTGTACTTTTAGAAATAGTTCTCTTTTTACTGTAGCCTTAGTTTGTAGTCCTTCCAATTCAAGGGATAGGTCTTGTGCTTGCTTTACAAGATTTGCAAGATGTTCTTGTTGTTCGGTCATAAAAAGTTAATAAATTTGATTTATTTATATTATACCACAAGTAGTCAAATATGAAAAATGGTGACGATAAATACTAATAGTCATTCACACAAGAAAATGAAAAGACTTCTATTAGCCTTTTCGTTATTCTTTGCTATTCCTGTAAGTGCTGCTGAGATTACATCTAAAATTACTGATTCTGTTCAACTTAGCGTACAGGGTGCTGCGGTACAGTCAACAAGAATCGGGGCATCTTATGGTGTGTCGGGAACAAACATTACATCATCAGCATTTGGTGGAACAAGTGGTGCTGGAACTTATGATATCAATACATCAGGTCAGGCATTTAGTTTCTCGGAAAGTTTTACTGCTTCCGATGCTTTAGTTACCAACCAATCTTGGTCTGCTGGAGCCATTGCTTCTCCCAACCTTTATGGAGATAGTGTTACTCAGTTAGCAGGAGACAAAGGTTCTCTTGCTGGTACATTATCAGGAACTGGTGTTCCTACTATTACTGCTGGTGGTCCTGGTTCAACAGGAACAGCACAACGCACTATTGAACTGAGCGTATTCAAATGAGACACATAACTCCCGTTCTGCTTTTAGCAACGGGAGTCATTTGTACTCCTGCTTATGCTAATAGTGTTGTGCCTAATTTCACCAGAGGAACTATCAATGCTACCACAGAATCAACTACACGGATTGTAGAAACCATACGCCAGGTGGAATACTCAACTGGCACATCTTATACTGTAACTGGAACCAATATTAATATTCCTGGCACTCCATCTCCTGGAGCAAACTACACCATTATAGACCAAGGTGCTCCGTTCCAATTTAGTGAGACATATCTCGGAACTGGATTGGCAAAAGAAACATGGATAGACAGAACTACAGAAACAAATTCAACTACTACATCAATCTCTGTATTTACACAGTAGTGTTGTCTGGTAGTGCGTTTGCTCAGAGCGCCCCAGCACCATCTAATACCAACATAGCAGGACCATCAGCATCGGCAACGGGTAACGTGACGAATCAGGCAGTACAGGTCTTACAAGGTCCTTACGCAATGAATACTTATGGTGGTGGTGTAAGTTGCCAGGGACCAACATTCTCACTATCTCCATTTGCTTTGAATAGTGGAAATGGTAGTGATGACCCAGAGACATTTGATTCAAGAAATTATAACTGGGGAATCTCTGCGGGTTTCAATATACCTTTGGATGGTATGTTGATGGAACTTTGTAAGTCAAGAGCAAAAGTAGAAATAGCAAGACAACAAAGTGAAGTTGAAAAAAGTCGTTTAGATTTTGAACTCGTGAGGGCAAGACTTTGTTTAGAAATGATAAGAAATGGTGGGTTTTTTCATCCACAAAGTCCTTATGGAAAAGTATGTGCTGATATAGTTGGCCCATCGCCTAATGGTTACTTAATGACTGGAAATGGTACGGTTGTTTCTAAAATTAAAAAATAGGTTAGACTTTGAACTTCTAATTTTTATAAATAGTAGTAGAAGTTCAAAGTCTAACCTATGGGTAAAATATACTTAATTATTAACAATATTAATAATAAAATGTATGTAGGACAAACAAAACATTCAATAGAATGCAGATTTAGAGAACATCAGCAACCAAGTAAAAAAACTGCAATAACACAAGCAATTCAAAAATACGGTAAAGAAAACTTCACAATTGAACTTTTGGAAGAATGTAGTATTCATAATCTTGATGAAAGAGAAACATTTTATATTGAAAAATACAACTCATATAAAGAAGGATATAACAATACAATTGGTGGAGGGAGTCAGTACATATCTCACACACCAGAGGTAAAACAAAAATTAAGTATTGCTGCAAAAGGAAAACTTGTTGGAGATAAAAATCCAGCAAAAAGACCCGAAGTAAGAAAAAAAATTAGTGATTCACAAAAAAGAAGATTTGAAAGTGGTGAATGGAAAAGTCCAACAGAAGGTGGTCATACGCAAGAAGCATTGGAGAAAATGAGAGCAAATCAACCAGATAGAAGTGGTAAAAATAACTCTAGATATGGAGTGAAGATGAGTGAAGAAACTAAACAAAAAATTAGAGAAAAGCAATTAGCAGCACAAGCAAGAAAACGAAAAAATGAGTGATATACCAACAATCAATACAGGTGGAATAGGTAATATAAAAAACAATACCAACCAAATTCCTAATGTTGGTATTGTTGGTAATAGTATTGTTCCAAGTTTAGAACCTCCCGTTGTAACATCAACTCCACAACCACTCATTCGTAGTTTAGAATTACCTGTATTTCAAGCACCAGATACTTCACTCAAATATCCAATCATCAATGTTCCTACACAGGAAGAGTTTGATGCGGCAGTGAGAGCAGAGAAGAAGGCACAGGAGGATGAGAAGCAAGAGAAGTCTAGAGGTCTTCCTGATAGTCCACCACCTATACTACCTCCTCAAATTCAACAAGTATTGCCTCAAGAAGATAAATCAAATGAAGATGCGATACTACCAGTAAACACTAATCTTGGAGTGCCTGTAATTGAAGTACCAATCATCGGGGAAGTTCCAATTCCTCCAAAAGAACAGGTTATACTTGCTGGCACCACTGCTACTGCTTCTGTTGCTGCGGCTCTTATTGGCAAATCTTTGGTGGAATGGATGGTAGGTAAAATGAAACCAATCATTCAACAGATACTTATAAGGGGTAAGAAACTCTTGAATAGAGACCTTACCCCATATGAATTACAACTCTACTTCACAGCAGAATTAGATAAGAAAAATCTTAAGTTACTTAAAAAAGAATGGAAGGAAGAAAAGAAAAGTCAATATAAAAAAGCACACGACAAATAATTACTTCTTACGTTTAGATTCCAATAATGCAAAATCTTTTACTTTAGTATCACCCATATATGACCAGGCATATCCTTCATCAATCATCTGTTCATTGAGTGATGTTTCTTCATTATTAATATACAATTTACCAAGAATTCTACCATACTTTTCGGTACTATCAGGTAGTTGTGTTTTGATTAAAATATCTTTAGCACCTTCTAATCTTTTTTTCAACCATTCTTTGACTTCTAATCCAAGTGCTTTTTCTTTGAGGTCTGTAGTACGACTTTCTGGAGTATCAATGCCAGCAAGACGTATTCTTTTTTCTAAACTTATAGAGAACCCCAAATCAATATCAGCATCAATCGTATCCCCATCAACTACTTTTAAAATATTTTTAATTCTGTAAATATATGGGTCTTTATCCGCCATTTTTTTAGTTTAAAATACTCTTACTATATATTCTTCCTATTACCCATTCTGAACTTGGGGATTCATCACTATTGAATAGTTTTTCAACTACACCATTATTCCACCACTTCCGTCCAGTCATATAATTTCTCCTCATATCCTTAAATTCCTGCGAACGAGGTATTCCTTTTTGAACTTCTCTTTGTTTTTCTATATGTTCTTTTGATTTTTTCTTTCCAGATAAAGCATTACTTATATTCCTTTTAGTTTCTTCCGAATGAGTTCTACCTTTTTGAGACTCACTCATTTTTCTTTTAGTTTCTTCTGAAATAATTTTACCTTTATTTGATTGACTCATCTTCATCTTATGTTCTTCAGAAAGAATTTTTCCCCTTTGAGAATCACTTATGCGTTTTTTAGTTTCTTCCGAATGAGTTCTACCTTTTTGAGACTCACTCATTTTTCTTTTAGTTTCTTCTGATGCGGTTCTTCCCTTATTAATTTCACTAAATTTTTTTCTTGTTTCACTACTTGGAACCCAACCAGAAGTTCCTTCACCACCATCAGTAAGATTTCTCAATATACCTGTCCCCAAATCCTTTCTACCATAAACAGAAATCATATAAATTTCGTGTTTTATTGCTTCTTGTTCTGTTAGATTTCTTTTTAGATATATTATCCTATCTTTACTTGGTAAAGGCACAATTCTTTTTTTAACATACAATCTAAACCCCTTACCTTTACCGATGTAATAAGGTGTTCCATCTTCCCGCAAATATGCGTAAGTGTAATACATTTCTACTCTGTTATGGTTCGCAATACTATTTATACAAGAAAAGATGCCCGAAAGCACCTTTTCCACCTGATAGATGCGAACCACACAGGTATTGTTATTTATCGTTCTTTCAAATCTTTATTATAAATTTCTCTTCTTTTAGTATTAGTATCTCCAATATCTTTATGAGATTTTACTGACCTTCTTGCTTGTCCAGTAGTCAGTCCAGTCCAATCTTTTTTAAACTTATGTCTTTGTTTTCCTGAAACTTTTTTGCCACTTTCATCATCGTGTGCGATTTTTAACTTACCATATCTTTCCAAATTTTTATCAGATGGTGTTTTATCTGGATTTTCAACTCCAGTAGATATTCTCTTTGTTCTGTTTTTCTCTCTTGGAGTAAATCCAGATTGAAGTGGTCTTTTTGGATTATCCCACTCTACTTTACCTTCAACCAACTCGCATTCAGCAATAAACTCTCTAAAAGTTTTCATCTGTATTGATTACTTTTTAGGTATTTATTAGAATGGGAGTTTAAACTTCCCTGTATTTAGGTTAGGAATAGGTAATTTTTCCAATGCTTTACTGATCTGTTTCTCAACAACAGCAC